TTTGGTGGCATCCCATACGAGGAGCCATTCATCACGGCGGCCGAGAACAAAAAGAACACCCAGGTGGTGATCGACGACTGGATGCTCGGCCCTGAAAAGCCCAGCAACGAGCGCGGAGCCAACAAGCCCTACTGGATGAAGCTGGCCAAGGCCATGCAAGTCGATGAGAAAGAGGCGCGTCGTCGTCGGTGCTCGAACTGCGAGTACTACGACAACAGCACCATGATGCAGGCCAAGATGGAGCGCATCCCCCAGAACGATTGGGACGATGGCGCTGGCTACCGTGGCTACTGCCACAAATTCGAGTTCATCTGCCACGACATGCGCTCCTGCCAAGCCTGGGAAGAGCGCGAGTTCGAGCAAGATTGACAGGCCATTCAAATGTGGGAAAATACCATTACTGAGCCGTTCGAGCAGCCAGTAGCTCACAGCCCCCAGCAGGAGGATTCGATGAGCGATGTCGCGGTTCAGGAAGTTGCCAAGCAGTCCGGTGTGCCTGCGGAGCACTTGCCGATCTACCGCCTGGAGGCTGAACTGCTCAAGTTGCCCCAGGTCGACATGCCTGTCGATCACGACTTCTGCAACGGCCTCTACGCTCGGACCATGCACATCCCGGCAGGCACCGTCTTGACTGGCGCAGTGCACAAGGACGAGTCATTCTTCGTGGTTCGCAAAGGCCACCTAATCGTCACCACTGACGACGGCTCGGCCCAGGTTGGCCCCGGCTTCATGAGCGTCACCAAGTCCAACACCAAGCGTGCTGGCGTGGCGCTGACGGACGTTGAGGTCACCACCTTCCACGCAAACCCGACGAACGAGACAGACCCGCAGGCTATCTGGGACATGTACACCGTCCCGGCACCTGCTCCTGTCCTTGAGGCCGTCCAACACCCGCACCTGGAGGGCAAACAATGAGTTTCGGTTTATCTGGAGCAGCGCTGGCAGGCATTGCCGTTGGCGGCGCAACGCTCGTATCTGGCCTGGCACAGGCCGACGCTGCCGAGTCTGCGGCAGCAGCACAAACCCAAGCATCGGAGGCTGGCATCGCTGAACAGCGTCGCCAGTTCGACAAGGTTCAAGAACTGCTCAAGCCCTACGTCGAAGCCGGTACCGGCGCGATTGAAGGGCTGCAGCCTTACGCTGAAGCTGGTGTCCCTGCCATGCAGGCCCAGCAGGCTCTGCTCGGTCTGGCTGGCCCAGAGGCGCAGCGCAAGGCCATTGCCGAACTGGCGGCCGGTCCGCAGATGCAGGCGCTGGTCCAGCAAGGCGAGAACGCACTGCTGCAGCAGGCATCTGCCACTGGTGGGCTGCGCGGCGGCAACATTCAGGCGGCCCTGGCACAGTTCCGGCCGCAGGTGCTGTCCGAGTTGATTGGCCAGCAGTACAGCCGTCTTGGCGGCCTGACCGCACTTGGCCAGGAGACCACTTCGAACCTGGCGCGCCTTGGCCAAGCATCTGCCGCTGGCACCGGCGCGGCTGCGCAGGAAAGCGGCGCGAACATCGCCAGCCTGCTGGCCCAGCAAGGCGCTGCACAAGCTGGCGCGCAGATGGCCCAAGGCCGTGCGTTCGCATCCATTCCCGCAGCCATCTCTGGCGGCCTGGGCATCTTCTCTGGCCTGGGAGGTAAATTCTGATGGCCCTTCAACTACCATCCGGCCCAATCAACTACGGCGTCGACATTCCTGACCCGTCGCAGGCTTTCCTGTCGGCGTTCAAAACTGGCACAGCCATCACCGAAACCCGCATGGCGCAGGAGCAATCCCAGCGCCAAGCAGAGCAACAGAAGCTGATCTCGCAAGCCTTCCAGCGCCTGCGCCAGCCAGGCGCGACCGCCAAGGACTATGCTGACCTGGCGATGATGCTTCCTGAGACGCAGGCCAAGGCCGTGCGCGAGAGTTTCAGCATGATCAACGCTGACCAGCAGCAGAACGCACTTGGTCAGGCTGGTCAGGTGTTCTCGGCGTTCAAGGCTGGGAAGCCTGAGATCGCCATCGGCCTGATCGAGCGTCAGATCGCAGCCAAGCGCAACAGTGGCGACGAGGCCGGTGCCAAGTTTCTGGAGACATGGCGAGATGTGGCCAAGGAAAACCCGAAGGCCACCGAGGACTACTTCGGCTTCACCATCTCGCAGATGCCTGGTGGTGACAAGGTCATCGAAGGCGCTGTAAAGCTTGAGACTGACCGTCGCGCTGCACAACTGCAGCCGTTCACGCTGCGCAAAGAAACCGCTGACGCCATCATCAAAGAAGCTGAGGCAAAGTTTGCACCGCAGAAGTTCGGTCTGGAGATCAATCTTACACAGTCGCAGATCGAGCAGGCAAAAGCGGCTCGTCGTGCATCTGATGCTGCGGCTGCGAAGTCCGGCGCAGAGGCACAGCGTGCGCGTGCAGAGGCTGACCAGATGGCTGCAGGCATCATCCCGGTGGAAAAGCGGCCCGAAGCTGAGGGCAAGTTCCGCAAGGAATACAGCGACCAGACAAAGGGATACCAGGAAGTCAAGTCGGCCTACGGCCGCGTGCTTGCTTCGCAAGAGACGGCCGCTGGCGACCTGGCGCTGATCTTCAACTACATGAAGATGCTGGACCCAGGCTCTGTGGTGCGCGAGGGCGAGTTCGCCACGGCGCAGAACGCCACCGGCGTGCCGGAGCGCATTCAGAACCTGTACAACAACCTGGTGAAAGGCGAACGTCTGAATCCAGACCAGCGCAAGATGTTTGCCAAGCAAGCCGAAGGTCTGTACAAGCAGGCCCAGACCCAAGAGGCCACCGTGCGCACCGGAATCGAGCGAATCGCCAAGGGCTACGGTCTGAACACGGCCAACATCTTCTACACCCCGACCGAAGTTGCGCCAACGGCACCAGAGGCACCACGCCAGCCTGGTGCTCCTGTATCGGTGACGGCTCCCAACGGTCAGGTGCTGACCTTCCCGTCGCAGCAGGCGGCTGACGCCTTCAAGAAAGCAGCAGGAATCCGCTGATGGCAACCGACTACGAAGCACTCGCACGACAGTTCGGCGGCACGGTGGCAGGCCCGGCTCCGGCCCCTGCTGCTGCACCAACACCTACGCCACTGCCAGTCACTCCGCAGACGCCTGCTGCCGTTCAGCAGACGCTGCCTGTGACTCCACAGACGCAGCCTGCACAGGTGGTCGACTATGCGGCCATGGCCAGCCAGTTTGGCGGCCAGACTGCACCGGCAGAACCTCCAAAGATGGGCTTCTTCGAGTCCTTGGGCGAAATGGTCACCGGATCGCGGCGTGCGACCACTGAGACCCAAACGCTGCCCGAGTGGACCTCGATGCCGGAACTCAACCAGATGAGCGTGGCGTCCCTCAAGACGGCGTTGGGCACGCTGCTGTCCAACCCGCAAGAAACGGTCCAGATTCTGCAGGCCAATTTCCCTGGCGCGCAGGTTCGCCAGGACGCCAAAGGAAACTTCATCATCCGGTCTTCCGTTGACCAGCGCGAGTACGCCATCCCTCCTGGCCTGTCCGTTGGCGACATTCCTCGCGTCATTGGCGGCCTGCTGGCCTTCACCCCGGCCGGGCGTGCCACCACCATCCCTGGTGCTGTGGCCGCTGGCGCTGGCACTCAGGCCGTGATCGAGGCCACTCAGGCAGGCACTGGCGGACGATTTGACACTGGCGAGGTGGTCACGGCTGGCACAGCCGGTGGGGCTGGCCAAGTGGTGCAGCGCGGCATTCAAGCGGCAGCACCTGCCGTCCGGCGCACCGTGCAGCGTGCCACCGGCCGTGGCCCTGCGCCAGCAACACCGGCAGCAGCAGCCCCAGCGGCGCGTCCTGCGGCCCCTGGAGCGCGAATCGAGCCGACGCTTGAGCCGATGCCTACCCAGCCTTCTGCGGCGGCTCCTGCGGCCGTTCAGGCCGTCCCGGAGCAGCCCATTGTCCAGGCTGCCGTGCAGGCTGTGCCCGAGCAGCCTGCCGTCCAGGCCACCACCGAGGCCTTCGAGGAAGTTGGCGACCTTGTGCGCAAGGCTTCCGGCAAAGGTCCAGGCTCTGCGGCTGCCCAGGCGCGGCTGGCCGATCTTGCCCAGGTAAACCCTGATGCGCGCGCTGCGGCCGAGCGTCTTGGCATGGACCTGCCCTTCGATGTCTTCAGCGACAACCCGCAAGTCCGGGCTGCCGTGGGCCTGACCAGGTCTGTAGCTGGCGGCGAGGCAGAGGCGGCCTGGGTGAACACGGTGCGCAACGCCATCGCCAAGGCCGACGATGTGGTGCAGCAGTTCGACGCGGCTTTCATCGAAGGCCGTCCGGCACCTGGCGCAACCTCCCAGCGCATCCTGGACAGCCTCAAGGGAACGCAAGCGCAACTGGCCAAGGACGCCAGCACGATCTACCAGCGCGTCGATGAGGCTATCCCCAAGACGTCCACCGTGCAGTTCCCGAAGCTGACGCAGACGCTGGACGAGGTGCTGGCTGAGGTTGGCGAGAAGGGTCTGACGGCGCAGGAGAAAAAGCTGTACGAGTTGGCCACTGACCCGACTGCAACCTACGGCCGTCTGCTGCGCGAGAAGAACCTGATCTGGCAGGCAATGGCTGGCAAGGAATCTCCATACGGCAACATGGCGGCAGGCGACCTGAAGCGCCTGTACGCGGCCCTTGCTGACGACCAACTGACAAACGTAGGCGACCTTGGCGGCGATGCACTGCGCAAGGAACTGCGTGCGGCCAACCTGCTGACGGCTAAAAAGAAGGCACTTGAGAACCGCATCGTCGGCGCCTTCGGCAAGGAGATCGACGGCAGCGTGGCCACCCTCATGCAGTCAGCCATCAAGTCTGCGGCCAAGGGCGACGCGGCGCAGTTCAACAAGCTGATGAAGGTCGTCCCGCCTGAGTTGCGCAAGGAGACCATTGCCACGGCGCTGGCCTCTGTCTCAAGTTCTGGTCGGGCGGCCCAGGAAGGTGCGTTCGGCTTTGCCGAGTTCGCCAAGACCTATCGTGGCCTGCGCGCCAACCCTCCGGTCTACAAGCAGGTGGTGGAGACGCTGGGCAAAGACTCTGACGCTGTGCTGCGCGACCTGTACGAAATTTCGCGCAGGATCACCGACGCACGCGCCCAGGTGCTCACCACCGGGAAGGCCAACCAGGCGCTGGTGGAGTCGCTCAAGGCCGAAGGGCTGCTTGGCAAGGTCATGCAAAGCACCACGGCCCAGCGTGTGGTGACTGGTGCGGCAAGCGCTGTGCCTGGCGGTGGCTTCGTGGCTCCCGACATCATCAACTTCATGGCTAAGGGCAATGCCGATGCCGTCAAGGCGGCTGGCAAACTGTTTGCCAGCGAGGATTTCCAGAAGCTGGCCATAGAGGCAGCGACCAAGGCCGAGCCGAGCACAGCCACACTACGTCGAACTGCCATGAGCAAGGCATTCGGGGATTTCGCAAAGGCAGCAAGACTGCCACAATCTCTGGACGCGCGCGTGCAGTGGTTGCAATCCGCTGTCCAGACAGGACGCCAATTTGAACAGGAGAACCAGTAATGTCCGCACTCAGCATTCAACCCGTCTACCCGATTTTCACGGACATCGATGGCCAACCTCTTGAGGATGGCTTTGTCTGGATCGGTCAGGCCAACCTTGACCCGCAAGGCAATCCGATTACCGTCTACTGGGACGCGGCCTTGACCATCCCGGCAGGCCAGCCAATTCGCACTCGTGGCGGCTATCCGGTCAACAGTGGCACGCCTGCGCGCCTGTACGTCAACAGCGACTACAGCATCCGCGTGATGAACCGCAATGGCAGCACTGTCTACAGCGCTCCAGTGGCGACTGAGCGCTACAGCGAGGCCGTCATCACTGGAGTCGATGCATCTCAGGTGACGTACACGGCCGCAGGCGCTGGAGCAGTCCAGACCACTGTGCAGAGCGTGCTTCGTCGGCAGATCAATGTGCAGGACTTTGGCGTGCTGCCAGGCGCAGCGAATGCCATCACAAACTGCGACAACTATGCGAACCTGGCCACATACGTCAACAGCCTCGGAGGCAACTGCGAGATCGTCTGGCCTGGCGCAGATGACCCGTACGAGTTCACCGCATATTTGAACCCGACCTACAACGGCACTCCGAATCTGTGGCGTGGTGCTGTTGAACTGGTCGACGTGAAGAACTGCTACCACACAGGGTACGGCGCAACAGCAAAGTTCAACATGAACCCAGCCTGGTATCGCGGCAACCCGAACGTGGCTTCGCTGGACGAGTCTGTGTTCCAGTTCCGTGCCAGCGCTGCCCAAGGTGATTGCGACCATGTTGGTGTGAAAGGTCTGCGCATCGAGGCAACTGCTACGCTGCCTGCGGCTGGTGGTCTTGGCTACGCCGATGGCGCTGCGATGGGCGTCATCTATCGCGGCTGCACCAACACGCTCACCGAGAACGTGACCTGCTACCTGTGGGGCACGGATGGCCTGTACTTCGGCACTGCATACGGTGATGCGTTCGGTGGCTACGGTCACACGGTCATCAACCCGGTCATGATCGCCAACTACCGGCAGGGCATTTCTGTTGTCCGAAACGATGACGGCACCATCATCGGCGGAGAGATTCGAGACACCAATGGGTCGTCGTTTGGTCACGCCATTGACTGGGAACCGAACAACGGCAACACGCAGACTAATTGGACAGTCATCAACATTAAGACCCGCAACAACCAGCGCGGCGCTTTCAACTTCATCAACACCCGCAACGTGCGAATCATCAATGCCGATGTGGATGAGCAGGCAGCATCGACTGCTGGTGCGATCTACATTGACGGTTCCAATGTGGCTGGATATAACGTAGAGGAAATTGTTTTTGATGGCGGTCAATATATCGCTGGGCAAGCAGTTCTCTATGTTAGCGGCGGAGCCGCCATTGATGGCGGTATAACTAATATCCGCTTCATCAATGGCGCGTATCTGAGTAGTGTTGGTGCCGCCCTAAATAATTCGGCTTGCTTGCGGATCAACCCATTTGCAGCTGGAACTACGCCCGGTTACATCGGTGACTTCTACATCGAGAACTGTGTGATTGACGGCAACGGTGGTACTCGTGTTGGCTCTGGCGGCATTGGGACTGCTCGGCTGTTTATCAAAGACACCGAGTGGAACCTGCGCAACCCTGCTGCGACGGCACTTTCGTTCGGAATCTCAACGCCATCGTCCTATGAGTTGCACATGGACGGCGTGGAAATGACAATCGACCCAGCAAACACGCTGGCCCCATATACCGTTCCTGTATTTGCAGGTTCACTGAAGAATTGCACGCTGTCTGGTCACGCAAGTGCAACAATCATCTGGGAGGACAAGGGCGTAAGCTCTACCTTTCGCATCGGGTACAACGAGTTCAGCACCTACAACTACTACAACGGACCAACCAACGGGCTTGATCTCACAGGCCCTGGCGCTGTTCAAATCGATGGGTTCAGTGGCGATTTTGGTGCTCCTTTCCGTATTGTTCATGGTGGCCGTGAGCGTGTGGAGGAATACCTAGCCACTCCCGGTGTTTTTACTGGTCAGCAGGCGCCTGTTGATGGCGACATCACGTTCAGCGTTGGCAACTCTGGAGCGACAATTTCCAACGAGATATTCGTCTACAACGACACGCTTGGCTGGCGTCAAATTGGCGCACAGACGTATATCGGAACAACGCCGAACCGTCCGAGCGTGACCTCAACGGCGTCTGCTCAGATTGGCTTGCTGTACCTCGACACCACGCTGGCTGCTGCTGGGAAGCCGATCTGGTTCAATGGTACAAACTGGGTTGACGCGACTGGAGCAGTGGTATGACGACGCCAGCTCTGGCGCTGAACTTCCTCAGCGGGTCTCTCGATCCTCTGATCACGTTCACAAGGGCTGGCGCAACTGCCACCCGCGTGAACGCATCAGGGCTGGTTGAGACTGTCGCTGCCGACACGCCACGCTTCGATTACACGCCAGTCACTTTGGCTGCGCGAGGCCTGTTGGTTGAAGGGCAGACGAACAACATCTGCACCTACAGCCAGGACTTCACCAATGGCGGTGTCACTGGATGGGGTGCGATCAACTTGACTCCATCTGCAAACACCACGGTCTCGCCAGATGGGACTCAGAACGCCGACTCGTTGTTCGAGACTGCGGCCAATGCCCAGCATCGGCTCGACAAGGTGCTGGTCAACGCAGCAGGCGATTACACCTTCAGTTGCTTCATCAAAAGCGCAGGAAGTCGATATGCGTCGATCAGAATTTCTGGTGTTGGCGCATACATCGACTTGAATAACGGTGCTGTTGTCAACGTAGGTGCGACGACATTCGGCGCGGTCAATTACGGCAATGGCTGGTATCGGCTGTATGTTGGTGTCGCAGGAGTTCTTGCCAACACGACCATCCGCATCAACAACAACGGCGCAAGTGGAGGTATTGCTGCTACCTACGTTGGCAACCCTGCGAACGCTATGGTTTGCTGGGGCGCTCAGTTTGAGCCAGGGCTGGTTTTGTCCAGCTACATCCCGACAACGACTGCTCTCGTGACACGCAATGCCGATGTGGCCACCATCACTGGTGTGAACTTCAGCAGCTTTTGGCAAGCATTGGCCGGTGGTGCCCAGGTGCAAGCTACGCCATCGACAGTCTCTGGAACAAGGCCTCTGATTCAGTTTGATGATGGCACTGCAAACGAGATCATCGTGCTGCGTGGAAACACCACCAACCCGGAGCTGTACATCGTCGACAACGGCGCTCCACAAGCACAGATTGATGCTGGAACCATTGCTGCAAACACTGCCTACAACCTGTTCGGCATTTGGAACACGAACAACTGCGCAGCCAAGCTGAACAACGGAACTCCTGTCACGGACACCAGCGCATCAATTCCGACTGTGACGCAGGCCAGGATTGGATCGGATGGGACAAACTATCTCAACGGGCACCTGGCGAGCATCAACTACTACACTGGAAACCAAATCGCTGGTGTGGGTCGGTATATGTACACACGTCGAAAGAACAAAGTCGTTCAACCATCAATTTTCTAAGGAGTCATCATGGCCATCAATTCCCAGATCGCATTCAACCCGCAAGGCGAGACCATCGCCATCACAGCCGCAGCTCTGGCTCCTGTTGGCGTTCAGGCACCTGTTTATGAGCGTTTCTCAGCTCATGTGGCAGGACAGATGCGTGTCGTCAATGCAGGAGCTAACCTGGTCCATCTTGGTTTTGGACCGACTGCAACTGCAGCTCAGACAAACGCAGCCGCTGCTGTGTCAGGCAATCCGGCTCCTGGCATCCCTCTGCTTCCTGGCGCAGTTGAAATCCTGCGCTTCCCTGCTGGGTCGTATTTCAGTGCTGGTGGTGCTGCCTCGACGGTCTACATGACCCCAGGCGAAGGCCTGTGATGGAGGCAGACACGATGCTGCAGGAACAACAAGAGGGCATTGACCTGGTCAAGTATGGCGTGCTCTGGCAGAAGGTCCAGGAGATGGACAAAAAGGTCGACAAGCTGGAGCGCAACATTGAGGAGCTGCTGGCCCTGGCCAACAAGGGTAAGGGCGGCCTGTGGTTCGGCATGAGCATCGTGTCTGGCATCTCAGTCCTAATCGGCTACATCATCAGCCTCTGGAAACACTGACCATGTACAAGCTCGGCCCCCGTTCGATTGCAAGGCTCAGAGGCGTGCATGAAGACCTGGTGAAGGTTGTCGAGCGCGCCATCGAGATCACCACGGTGGACTTCACGGTGCTGGAGGGTCTGCGCGATCCACTGCGCCAGAAGAAGCTGGTCGAGGCAGGTGCCAGTCAGACGCTCAACTCACGCCACATCACCGGCCACGCTGTCGATCTTGGCGCATGGATCGATGAGGAGGTGCGCTGGGATTGGCCGCTGTATCACAAGATCGCGGCGGCCATGAAAGAGGCTGCCAAGGAGCTGGACGTGGCCATCGTCTGGGGTGGTGACTGGCGCACATTCAAGGACGGCCCCCACTTTGAGCTGGACC